TTGATAGATCATCAGCCAGTAACATCCTACCCATTTTGTTTCTCATGCCGTTACCCTCCAGCATCTTAGAGCAACCAATATTTTTCGGAGTGGGCGCGTTGTCTTTGTTCGGCCAGGACTTCGGCGGCATCGTGACGGCGAACGAGGTTGCCATTGTCGAGGTTGTGCAGCTCGGTGAATGGTACGCCTGGCGTGGTGTCAGCCTTCACGACTGGCGGCGGCGCTGATGGCTTCAGGTTAATCTGAAGCCATCTTTCAACCATAGCCTTCCGTCTGCATTCAAAATATTGGTCGACAAGATAACCAATCCCCCAGGTACTTGGCTTAGCTGTTTGGAAGATGCCGCCGAAGATCAGGCATCCGGCAATCAGGTAAAGAAGAAAGATAATCTGGTTCATTGCGTTGCCTCTTGCTGCTGGGTTTCGGTATCAATGATTTGACGCCGTGCGCTCTCTTTGGCTTCTTTTGCCTCTTTTTCGGCTGCGAGTACGAGCTTGGCAGCTTCAACGCTGGCGTCTACCATGAACAGGTTGAAATTCCCGCGAGTCCTAAGCTTGGCGGCACGTTGAATTATTCTTCTCTCGTCAGTGGACATTCGGATTGATCGTATAAGGCGTTCACTTGGTTTACTCATAACGAAAAAGTAACACAAAAGGTTACTCCGTAGCAACCTTAGTAAGGAATAAAAAATGGACACCATAAGTTTCACCGTTCCATTCGTGCCGCCATCGGTGAATCACTACAAAAAGCCGGTTGTTTATCGTAAGCGCGGCAGGATATTCAAGAGCTTCACCCTGACCGAAGAGGCTAAGGCATACAAGCGTGCCGTAGCAGCCTTCGCCCAGGGTCGCACGTTGGTTCCAAATGACCCCAAGGAGCGCAAGCTGGCCAAGTACGAGCTGTGGGCGCGTATCTATCTGGGACCGCGACAGCGCGGAGACGGAGACAATTTCAATAAGGTCCTGGGTGACGGGCTACAGGATGCCGGAGTGATTTTAAACGACAATGCCATCAAGCGATGGCATGTCGAAAAATTTGGCGATGATCGGAAACATCCGCGCACCGAAATCACGATAAGTAGAATTGCAAAGTAGAATTGTATGAAAATATGCCAAGTGCTTTATGAAAACCATTATTCATCGAAAAACTCGGCCACGTTATTACGAAGCACCTTCACCTCCTTTTCAGGTCTCTCTAATAGCACAGCAAACTCGCTGCGGTCTTCTAACTCTCGCACCGCAATAAGATGAACGAAGACAAAACACTGAATATTAGTTTCCGTCACAGCGTTCCATACGCGACATTCAACACCGTCCAGCGAAACGATATGATCGGTAGACTCCATCAAAAGTTTCATCTATCCTCCAGCACAACGGGCGCGACCTTCCCGTACTTTACGCAAAGATCGTTAATTGCCTCCCCAAGTAATTCATGCAGCTTCTTGCCGGTCTCGGCCTGAATCATCATGATTGTCCGACGTACCATCGGATCGAAATGACTGCCTATCATCTGGAGTCCGGCGCGGGCGCTATTTTTGGCCGGCGCATCGGGTACGACCGCTAGAGGAGACTTCTTTTTGTTGTCGAATGACTTGAGACCCTGAGCCAATGCACTTTTCTTGGTTGCCATATACTTTCCTACTTTCCTAGTTTGTTAGAAATAAAATTGTAAACAACGAATAGCTCTGATGCCGCCAAGCCATGCGGGTCGTACTCCATTGCGGTAAGGCCGATATTGCCGGCATCGCCATGTGCCACGCGGCCAAACAGAACCATGGGGCAAACCTTGAAGCCGGCCTTTTTTGCCGCCTCCATGGTTTCGGTATGGCGATGGCCTTGGACGTTGGCGCGGTTGACGACGACAAGCGCCGTGGGATTGCCGCCGAGGGTGAGAAAATCGCGCACAACCGTTAATGTCTCCACATCGAATAGTTGCGGTTGAATCGGCATTAGCACCAGATCGGCGGATTTGATGGCGGCAATCGCCGCGTCAGTTCCCTTCCCTGGCGTGTCGATGATGGCAATGTCCGCGCCATGTTCCTTAGCCGCCGCCAGAGCTTGCGCGAGCCGCGAAACCTGGCAGGAGACGACCACCGGAAACTCTTGCTTGCGCCGATCACTCCAGTTTGTCGCCGTCGCCTGGGGATCGAGGTCTATCACCGCAACCTCTAGCTTGTCTTTTGTGTGTGCGGCCACAGCCAAACCCAACGAAATCGTTGTCTTGCCCGTGCCACCCTTGAGTCCCACGACCGCGATTGTCTTCATGTTTCCTTTTGTTCAGGGACTTTGTAAGGAATCCATCTGGGATTGTTAAGATTGACTTTATTAGCCAGTCTCATTAGGTCGTAAAAGAGTTCGATATTATGTTCACACGAGGCAACTCCCGCCAAACCCATCGCAATAATCAATAGGCTGCTTTCGTCATCGGTAAGGTCAGGTATTTTCATATTTCCTTAGCGCCTTCGTTGATGGCTTTTAGGTAAGGAACCATCTTCATTCCGACCACGCCGGAAACATTGCTTACTGTGGTTTCAATTGCCGCTTCGGCCTGGTCGAGAGATTCAGGAGTTGTTGCTGTAACGATGACTACCCAGGCGCGAATGGCTACGTGTTGATGGTCGCTCATAATTCTCAATCCTCCCTAGATGCATTCTTTCCTAAATGTATACATGTAGTTTATAATGCGAGCAAGGGATATACAAGCAGGAAATAAGGATTTGACGGAATGAAAGAAAAAGAAGAAAATTTTCGCCATGTAATGCGCTGGGGAATACTTGGACGGCAGGGGAAACGTTGCCAGATACTTCGCCAAGTTGGAAACTTCGCACATATCCGGTTTGAGGACGGTTTTGAAGCCGTTGTCAGTCGGATTGCACTACGCAGGGATAAAACATCGCAGGGGCCTAATCCCCCAGAGGAAGCGATGAGAGGTAAATAAGCGCGACCGCGGCCTAATCCCGCGTCGATCACCTGAAGGCTAGAGGTGTGCGATGGCGGAGGTTAGTGAAGAAGTCAGACACGCGCTAGGTGGGAAACATAAAGCATCAGGCAAATGGGGTAAAGCCCATACCCATGCCATGCATATCGAACGCAGCGACAACGGTGGATTTGTCGCCAAACATGATATGCGCCACCATGATGGCAGCAGCCCTCGCGATCACAACCCCCACCACCATGACCCAACCTATACCCTAAGCGACCTGGACGCGCTGAAGGCGCATGTGGGGCAATCTATGGCCCCCCCAGACCCTAACGAGGCCCAGGAGCCACCGGAGCCGGCTGGACAGCCAGAGGCGGCAGAACCGGACGAGGGAGCGCCGGTTGCGGCAGGGGGAGCGCAGTGACCGCCCCGGTTATAAACCTGCTACTTGCTCAGAGTGCCAAGCAGCAGTGCAATCAGATTGATGAGGATGTACAGCTCTTCCCGATCAATCTGAACATAGAAGGTTTTGTATCGAACCTTCATCTGGTTGTTTCCTTCCTGCCCCTAAAGCTCCAGCTTTGGGGGCTGGTTGCGTTAAGCGCAACCTGCGCTCAGGGGAGACAAGCCACGCTCTCCACAGCTCTGCAACCAGTGACACCTGAACGGAAACAACTGCCAACCCAGAATAGCAGCGCGGAGGTCGCATGACCTTCGACTGGAAACGGCTTCGCCATGACAGCATCTATCGCGCAGCTCTGACCAGCGAGGTCAGAGTTAACAAGCTGTTGCGCGAAGAGGGGAAGCTGATTTGCAAGACCAATCTGCTGGCCCTTTGCTACGTGCTGGGATGGACGAAGATCGACCCCGTAGAGCATCGGGAAGCCATCGAATTTTTTGTACCCAAGCAGCTTGATAAACCAGTGGAGCGGCAATATGAGGGAAGGTTGCGCCGTGGCACATTGCTTTATCCCAGAGGCGCGTATAAGAGCACCCTAAATATGGCGGATTCGGTGCAGTGGATTATCTGTTTTCCACTGACCGTGGCCATCCTCATCCTTTGCGCGAACCTGAAACTTGCCCAGGCGTTCGTCAACACCGTGGCTAGTTTCTTTATCAGGAACCTGAACGACGAGCCGACGCTATTCCAGGCGTTATTTCCAGAACTATTAATCACTCCCAGACAGGCAAGCAACGGCGAATTTACCGCCAATCAGCGCCAGACTTCCCCGCAAATTATGGAGCCGGCTATCTGGGGTAACAGCATCGACGCCGGCCTATCCGGCTGGCACCCGAACGTACTGAAGCCTGATGACATTGTGAACAATCGCAACTCGCGCACGGAGACGATGCTAGGCGAGGTTACATCCAAGTACAAACTCAATCGCAAAATTCTTCCGTCCTACGGGATCGAGGACAAGATGGGCACGCGCTACGGCGCGAACGATGTGTTTGGCGATGAAATCAGCACCACGCGGCCGGGAAGCTACCGCTTTGTGGTGAAGCCGGCGATGAAGCTGAAAGATGGTGGACGCCTGGACGCTACCGGATTCCCATCCAAGGAAGACGTAATCCTGCTATTCCCCAAGACTCTGCCTTACGAATATCTCCGCGAAGAGTACGAATCCGATTATCCAACCTTCATGTCCCAGCTCATGAACGATCCTTACGGCGCGAACGAGGTGGTGTTTGCCCAAGAGGAGATGCTGATGGCGATGAAGAGGGCAGTCGATATGCCGATGGATGGCCGCCCCCATATTCACTGGCGACTGCCATGCAAGAGCCGAGGCTGGAGGAATGCCGCCGCCGCCGTAGGCATGGAGGATCGAGGCCGGATGTGGATTGTCGAAACCAAGCACGGCAATTTCAATACCTCCGCCCTGGCGCGGAACGTGGTGGAGCTGGCCCGTAAGTACGGGACGCATAACCTTAGCATCGAGCAGACGCCCGGTTCATCCTTCATCGACCCCGTAATCCGCAACTACGCCTACACAACCGGATGGCATATCAATCTCAACTGGGTAGAGTTTGAGGTGGATGAGAACATGCGCGATCAGCGCATCAAGGCAATGCAAGCCGATATCGCCAGCACACGCCTTCTGTTTAACGGCGAGATAAACAACCGCAAACTCTTCGACCAGTTTACCCAGTATGGCATGATTGACGATTTCAGCCTGCCCGATGTGGTCTCGCGTGCGGTTGGAAATCTGCCGGCTGCAATTGCCGCTGAAGACGAGGATTCAGCCGATTCACTGGCCTGGGAAATGATGAAGCAGCGCGACCACTACAACATGATTCATGGGCTGGGAGCCTATGCCGATTACGAGCCGGCACCAGAGGCCAGCGGGGAAGAAGACGCCGGCTGGGAGCCGGAGCCAAACGAATTTGGATTGGAAGAGATTATGCCGGGGTTACGCGGATGAGCCACTTTGGTACAATAAAAGACCGGAGCAGACAAGTGGTATTGTCCGTTCCGGCGTCCGTCTTACTGTTACTTGTGAAGCAGATACTTCACAAGCAACCCAACCAGAATGACGAGAAGGGTTATCTCCTTCTTGCTTATCTGGAAGCTGAGAGCAGCCTTCACTCTCATGCAGCCTCCTTTCAACGACCCCCAAAGCTCGAACTTTGGGGGTCGGCTGCGTTAAGCGCCGTCTGCGCTAACAGAAGCCAAATTGCGCTTCGCAAATATCCGCATCCGACACCACTCTTTGAAAGAAAGCATAACCAGACTATCAGGCGGGAGGCACTATGGCTTCGTTAGCCGTCCCGCTAGTCGCCACCAACCCGCCTATGGCCGCAGTGAGGCCGGATGATGTAAAGACCTCACCTGCGCCGGTTCCTGACCCGCGCTACACCGACGCCGCAGCGATCAGCATGGCGGTCAACGACTACAACAGTGCATCCGCGTGGATGGAATCGAAACGATGGCCATTGCAGTGGCGCGAATCGGATGTGCTGTATCAATCGCCGCGAGGTTTCCCCACCTTTGAAGGATCAGCCGGCACCGTCATCCGCGCCAACGTGCAACGGTTCTCCGTAGCTAAGCAGGTAAATTCGCTGGCGCCGGCTTTATCAGGAGCCGTTTTTTCGGACGCTACGCCATTCGAGATTCGACCGCGACCCAACGTTACCCAGGAGACCGCGTGGGCGTGGAAGGCACTGATTAGCGCATTGCTCGAAACCTGCCACTTCAAAGAGGAGATGAGTTACGGGATTGAGTCGATGGTGAACCAGGGCACCGTGATTTTTAAAGGTGGATGGCAAACGGAAACCCGCATCGAGGCGCATTACATCCGCAAGCAAGCCCCCGCATCCGTGACCATGCCGATGGGACCACCCATGCTGATTAACACCGTGGCGTCCGATGAGTTTGAGGCTGTCGACGAAGAGGTAACGCGAAACTTTCCCTTCTTTGAAAAATGCGAGTTGGGCACAATTTTTCCTGACCCCAAATGGAATAAGCCGAATCAGATTTGGAAGGCGGCATGGATCATAGACGAGCGGTACGTCACCTACGACGACCTAAAGATACTCAGCCAGAATCCAGACTACGACATTCCCGACGAAGAGACTTTGCGCAGCATATTCTTAACCGACTTAGAACCAACGCTCCCCATCAAAGGCACCGAACGCACTTTATCCGAAAACTCTGCCGTGCATCATGCTGCAACCCGCGATGATGTATTGACCGAAGACCCGCTGCTAAAACCCATGCAACTGTTGGAACGCTGGACGGATACGGAAGTTATCTGCGTCCTGCAACAGAAAGTAGTCATTCGCAACGGCACCCATAAGTTTCCGCAAAAGCCATTTTTCAGTTGCAACTTCTGGAATATGGACAATGCCGGCTGGGGTTTGGGTGTTGGCCGGATAACGGGAAGCGATCAACGGGTAGAGCAGGGATTAACCAACGCAGCTCTGGATATTCTGGCCTTTGCCGTCAATCCAGAGTATGCCGTCCTGCGAGGCGCGAACGTGCCCACCCAGGAACAACGGCGGCGTCTGGGCGGTATCAAGATGGTGGATGGCACTGACGCCCGTGCCGCGTACAGCCTTATCGAATCCCCGCGCGTGCCGCCTGAAGTATGGAGCGCATTACAAGCGTCCATGCAGGCATCGGAGGCATCGACCGGCGCGGATCAGGCGACCGTGCAGGGTTCCTTGCCACCCAAGGGTTCGAGCATCGCTCGCAGCGGCACGGGTGCGGGTGCAATGGCCGCAGCCAGCGCCGGACGCCTACAAGCCCCCGTAGAGCGCGTTATCGACGGGGTATTTATTCCCTTCCTGAACTTCCTCTGGAACATGGTCAGGGAGCGGATGCCGATTTCGGAGATTCGCCAGATTCTTGGCGAGGAGATGACCGAAAACGTTGTGGTGGACATGTTCGACTTCATGACCGCCAAGCTGAAGTTTGAGACCTTGGCCGGCACTCGACTGGCAGCACGGGCACGCATGGCCCAAGCCCTGCCGTTCATCCTTGAAGTCTTCCAGAATCCCAGCATCATCAGCCAGCTTAACGCGACCGGCGAAAAGGTGGACGTTAACGAACTAATCGGCATGGTGATGGACATGAGCGAATGGCGTAACCGTCGTCAGCTTGTGGTGCCGATGACGCCGCAGGAAATTCAGCTATCGCAACAGGCCACCAATCCCGCCGCCCAGCAGCTACAAGGAAAAATGGCATTACAGCAACAGGCGCATCAGGGAGCGATGGAGCTGGAAGATCAAAAGATTTCAGGCCGCATCGCCGCCAACACTATCAAGCCCGTGGCATCGAGACTTGCTGAACCACCGCAACCGCAGCAAGGAAAATTAGCGGAATCACCCTTAACTCGCGCCGAACTATACAACGAGCGCGATACCCAGGAGCGAGCCATGCAAGCCAGCCCATTCTTCGGAGGAGGTGCAGGAGTATGAAATTTCAACCGATAACAATGGAAAAATTGTTCTGCGAGAAAGCCCTCCCCAATGGCTAACGTTCGCACAGAACGCCGTTTTGGCGTGACCGCACAACTCGATGCGGCAGCGCGGAATCGTCTGTTTTCTTTGCGTGTCCATGCCGGCTGGGATGACTTGCTTGACGTTATGGAAATGGTGTGCATCGAGCAGGAGTCTTCCCTTATCAACACTGATGTAGACAAGGAATCAGCCATCATTGCCCACCACCGTATGACCAAGGCGGCATGGCAAATGTTCATCCATTTTCAGGAGCGAATCGACCGCGAGATTGCACTTTGTGTTGAACAGCAACCCCAAACAACGCAGACGGGACTAACCCCGGAAGAAGCGGAGATAGAAAACATTATGAACCCATTGAAATTTCTGCCCGACGATCATAACCCCTAACCCTGCGCCTAATCCGCAGAGAAATTAGAGCGGCAAATGAAAACTACATGGATGAACGGAGGAGAACCAGATGAGAACGGCGAGATTATAGCCGTGATCGAGGACGATAACGGAAAACTACGTTCCAGGTACAAGGGAACGAACTGGAAAGAAGTAGCGGACAAAATACTTAACTCCCATGCAAATGCAACCGAAGAAATAGGACGGCTGAAAAAAAACAGAGTGCCAGACCAGGGGCGAACCGATACTGTTATCCAGCCGCGCGAGTTGTCGAGCGATGATCGTTTTCGTATTGCGGTAAACCTCACCGATCCTGATAAAAGCCAGGAAGCCATGAAGGAGTTAATAACCGCATCCGTGGGAGCTCCTCCCGAAACCGTGGGCAGAATTCTTTCTGATGTTCAGAAGAAAGAGATGAAGAAGTATTACGAAGATGAATCATGGGCTTTTCGCAGAGACCACCCCGATTACTACAACTGCGACGAAAACATGATGATGTTGTTCGATGAAATGGAAAGAAGAGAAATAGATTTTACCCGTAATAACCTTGGCATCGCGTTCGATGAGCTTAACGCTCAGGGCCGGCTAATCCCTAAGCCCAGCGATGACGAGCAAACCGAAGAACTCCAACCCGTGAGTCAGCAGCGGCCTAATACCGCAGCGGAGCCTAATCCTCCCCGCCCGACAACTCGGCCAAGAAGCATAGCGACTGGGATACGCCAATCAGATGCATCCGGTTTGCCACCCCAGCCGCGACCGAAATACAGTCGAGCAGAAATTGCCCAGATGAGTCGCGAGGAGTTTGAACAAAAAATGCGAGACCCCGTGTTCCGAAGGGCAATGGATTTGCTTGGCTGATTTCCCTCAACAGGGGAGGATGCCATGCGCTCTCAATCGAACGCTACTCATGCAGCGCAAACGATGTTTCACCGCGTTATCAGGCCCACCATTGAATTCCTAATGGCCCTGGGAACATCGTTTGCGTTCTACCTTGGCACCGTAGGCAAGATGCACGCCGCCGTGCCCGTGTTTGCCGCAGGATATAGCCCAGCCTCTGCGCTGATGGCGGACCTGCCGCAATCGACCGTTATTTACTACGACAAAACCTTTATTGAAAACCTTAAGGCGAATACGCCCTGGGTGAAAGCCAGCAACCGCAGAACGCTGGAACAAAACTCAGGTAATCAACTGCGCCTGTACATGTATCAGAGATTCGGGCCCAACATCGTACAAGCGGCGGAGGGAACCGTAGGCACCGGCCTTCCAGTAGCTGTGCTGCAAAACACCAGCACAATCGGCCAATACGCTGACTATGTCAACGTGAGCGATATCGCAATGCAAACCGCGATTGATCCAGCATTGGAGAACATCGCAAAGG